GTTGTTCAGATACGAAGGTGGAACAACTACTATTACAGCAACATCAACAGCGGCGACGTTCACAGGTGGAAATACTTTTACAATCAGAGAATCTCTTAAAAATCAAGAGGCTTTGAATGCGGCAGTATCAATTACATTAAGCGGAACTGCGGCAAATGACTTTGTTGCAGACATTAATGGTGCAGGTTTAACAAACGTAAGTGCTTCTAGATTAACTACAGGTGAGATAGTAATAACTCACAAATTAGGTGGTGAAATTAGAATGAACAACACAGCAGGCACACCAACTGATGACGCAGGCTTTGGAACTTCAGTTGCACACGCATACGGAACTTACACAGCAAACAGCTCAACTTTAATTGACAACTTATATGTTGTACCAACAGGTGATTCAGAAGACTCAACTGTAGGTAACGAAGTAATGGCTAGTAACTGGAAAAGATTATCATACACAGCAAGTTTAAGTGCACCAAACAATGAACCAACAGATGGTACATTATGGTACGACACTTCAGTTGACGAAGCTGATATCATGACACACAACGGAACAACTTGGGTAGGTTATGTAACAAAATTTCCAAATACAGATCCAAATGGTCCACAGTTTTCAGCAACAGCGCCAACTACACAATCAGACGCTACTGCACTTGTAACTAGCGACTTATGGGTTGATACTAGTGACTTAGAAAACTATCCAAAACTTTACAAATACAATACAGCGGCAACGTTGAGTTCAACTAACACAGCTAATCAAGTAGCAGTTACAACATCAGGTGCGGCTTGGGAACTTGTTGACAAAGCAGACCAGACAACAGAAGACGGTTGTTTATTTGCAGATGCTAGATGGCATACAGCAACGGACAAAGCGGCAGGAACTTCAACAGCGGCAGGAACAGCTTCAACAATTAAAAACTTGTTAAGCGATGGTTTCTTAGATCCAGATGCTCCAGATCCAACTTTATATCCACAAGGTATAATGCTTTGGAACACTAGACGTAGTGGATACAATGTTAAAGAATACAAGAACAGTTACATCACAGTTACAAAATATCCAGGTTCAGGATCAAGTGGTTTAGGTAACATTAGATACAACAGTAATGAATCTGTTGCAACTTACTACCCAGATAGATGGGTTACTAAATCAGGTAACAAAGCTGATGGTTCTATGTGTGCAGGAAGAAAAGCACAAAGAAAAGTTATTGTACAACAATTAAAATCTGAAATTGACACAAACCAAGCAATTAGAGAAGACCAAAGAGGGTTTAACGTAATTTCTTGTCCAAGTTATCCAGAAACAATCGCTAATATGATTAATTTAAATACTGATCGAAACAATACAGCATTTGTTATTGGTGATACTCCACTAAGATTAGCAGGTACATCGACTGAAATACAAAACTGGGCTAATAACACAGCGGCGGCACTAGATAACGGTGAAGACGGATTAATAAGTGCAAGTGATTACTTAGGTGTATTTTATCCTTCTGGTTTAACAACAGACAACGCAGGTAAATCAGTTGTTGTTCCAGCATCACACATGATGATGAGAACCTTAGCAAATAACGATAACATAGCTTTCCCATGGTTTGCACCATCAGGAACTAGAAGAGGTGTTGTTGACAATGCTACTTCAGTTGGTTATATAAATGCAACATCGGGTGAATTCCAAACAATATCTGTAACAGAGGCAGTGAGAGATTCAATGCATGAAGTTAAAGTTAATCCAATTACTTTCTTTTCAGGAGCAGGTATAGTTAACTTTGGTAACTTGACTAAAACTTCGGCAAGTTCAGCATTGGATAGAATTAACGTTTCAAGATTAGCAGTTTACTTAAGAACACAGTTAGACGCAATTGGAAAACCGTTTATATTTGAACCAAACGATGAGCTAACAAGAAACGAAATTAAACAAGCAATTGAATCATTTATGTTAGAATTAGTTGGACAAAGAGCATTGTACGACTTCTTAGTAGTTTGTGATGATACAAATAATACACCTACTAGAATTGACAGAAATGAATTGTACGTAGATATAGCAGTTGAACCAGTTAAATCGGTTGAATTTATTTACATACCGTTAAGAATTAAAAACACAGGAGAAATTGCAAAATTAGGGAACTAATTTTCGATAAATAGGAGAAACACATGGCAATATCAACATTATCAAAATTTACAGTACCTTTAAGCAACGATCAAAGTTCAGGCTCACAAGGCTTGTTGATGCCAAAACTTCAATATCGTTTTAGAGCAGTTCTTGAAAATTTTGGAGTATCAACACCGAGATCAGAACTAACAAAACAAGTTATGGATATAACAAGACCTAACTTAACTTTTGATACAGTAACATTAGACGTTTACAACTCAAAAGTTTATGTTGCAGGTAAACATACTTGGGAACCAATTACAATCACTTTAAGAGATGACGTAAACAACTCAGTTACTAAACTAGTTGGCGAACAAATTCAAAAACAATTTGATTTCTTTGAACAATCAAGTGCGGCATCAGGAATTGATTACAAATTTACAGGTAGAATAGAAATGCTTGACGGTGGTAACGGATCAAGTGCACCAAGTGTATTAGAAACATTTGAATTATATGGTGCATATGTTGAAAACGTTAACTACAATTCATTAGCATATAACACATCAGAACCAGTAACAATTACAATGATGGTTAGATATGATAACTGTATACAAACACCGCAAGGTACAGGAATTGGTACAGCAGTAGCTAGAACAATTGGTACACTATCAACAGGTGGTGGAAAATAATATAAATTTAAATTAGCAATTATAATATAAGAAAAGCGTCTTTATAGGCGCTTTTTTTGTGACTATAAATAACAGTATGCCAAGTATAAACAACTTCTTAAAAGGTTTTCAAGACGGTCTTCCAGGAATGAAAGACTATAGACACGCATCAAGATTATACATAGACAATAATCATAAATTGATGCCAAAACAAAAATTTCTATTTCATGTAGTTTTCAATACAGACGAAACATTATTTTACAATAAATTTAATTCTCATGAAAGCTACGAACTGAATATGTTGGTTAAGTCTGCAGACTTACCTAGATACGGAATGAATTTAGAAGAAAAAATTCAATACAATAAAAAAATGTATGCGGCAACACGTATACAATATGAACCAGTAAACATAGCTTTTCATGATGACCATGCTGATACTGTAAATGCTTTTTGGAAAAAGTATTATGAATATTATATAGCAGATTCAGTTTCACTGAATTCAGACTTACAAATATCAAACACTAAAGATGATTTATATGATTTTGGGCCAAAGAGAGTTACAACAAAATTTGGAATGGACACTCCTACACAACGTAGAAAACCTTATTTAAAAGGTGTAGAAATATTTGTTTTACACAAACAAAGATTTACATCTATGACGCTTGTTAATCCTATTATAGGATCATTTGCTCATGACACTTTAGATGCCGCAGAGGGTGGTGGCGTAATGACTAATTCTATGCAACTTTATTATGAAACTGTTATTTACAAATCAGGTATAATAAACAAAAACAATGTTCCTGGTTTTGCAACAATTCATTATGATAACGAACCTTCTCCATTGTCTGTTTTAGGTGGTGGAACTAATAGTATTTTTGGACCAGGCGGTGTTGTAGATGGTATTGGTTCAGTAATGAGAAATGTAGAAAGTGGAAATATTTTAGGTGCAATATTAGGGGCATCAAACACTTATAATAATGCTAAAAAAATGAAGAAGAAAGATATTAAAGAAGAACTAAAAGGTATTACAAAAAAAGGTGTTTTAGAAGTTGGTAAACAAGCAGGTACAATTACAAATCCAATTGGAGCATTTTCAGTAGGTGCGGCTGTGGCGGCAGGTGTTGTTATAGCATCAGCTAAAGGCACAATTGATAACAAAACTAATAATAATAATACAGTAATATCAAATCCTAAATTAGATACTGTACAGAATCTAACAGCAGATGAGGCATATAATCTTGTAACAACAGACGACAAAATTAAAGATGAAGTTGCATCTACTATCTATTATAAAGATATTGGATCTCGTAAAGGATTAACCATAGCAGAATCGGATATTGAATACGCTGGTTCAAGTGATAATATAAAAATAGTATATCGTAGCAAAACTATTACAAATGTAAGAAAATTAGTAACTGAAGGATATTTAAAAATTAATAGAACTTCGCTTGATGTACAAATTGCAACAGAGAAGGCAAAATTATAATGGCCGATTTTTACACAAACTTACCACCTAAAGAAAAAGATGAGTTAAGTAAAACTATTGAAAAACTAACAACGTCAAACTATCAAACTGAATTTGAATTTAATGTAGGTGAGTATGATGCCGCTGTAGGATTTTTTGTTAAAAGAGGATTTAAAAGGCAATCGGCAGAATCTACTGCATATGTTATATTATCTCAAGCAAAAATTGATAATGTTAAAACACAAGAACTATTAGACAAATTAACAAGTGCCTCACCAGCACAACTATCTGAACTTATAACAATAATTTTAAATGCTAACAGATACAAATCAAGTAGATTAGGTGTTAGACAAACTTTAGCTACAAAAGACACAGTATCTCGAAACATCATAGACTAATGATTCCTAGATTTGCAAGAGGAAAATTCTCTCCAAAGAATGGTAACAAATATGTTGGCACCAAAACACCAACTTATAGAAGTAGTTGGGAACACGCTTTTATGAGATTGTGTGATGAACATCCTAACGTGCATCAATGGGCAAGTGAGTCAATTAAAATACCTTATAGACATCCATTTACAGGCAAGTATACAGTTTATGTTCCGGATTTTTTTGTAGTATACATGGATAAAAATGGTCGGAAACACGCTGAAATAATTGAAGTAAAGCCTATGAGTCAAACAAATATGGAGTCTGCAGGCAAGAGTCAAGCTAAAAAAAAACAAGTTGTAATAAACATGGCCAAATGGGAGTCTGCAAATGCTTATGCTAAACAACGAAGATTAGGTTTTAGAGTCGTTTCAGAAGAACAATTATTTCACAACGGTAAACGTAAGTAAATAAAACGATGACAAAGAAATTAGAAGATATTCTTAATTTACCAAATGTTAAAAAAGAATTTAACGAAGTAGATAAAAAAGAAAAAGATAAAAAATTAAAAGAGACTGCTAATGGCAGTACTGCACCAAAAAATTTAGATCCAAAAACTGCAAAAAATTTAGAAAGAAGTTATGCTGAATTTGATAAGATTGCGGCATCACTACCACAAGTAAAAGGACTTGGAGACCTATCTGATTTAGAATTAGACAAATTAGCCGTAGAAGCTGAGGATAGTTATAAAAATTTAATGGATCTAGGCATGAACGTAGACTCACGTTATTCAGGACGTATTTTTGAAGTTGCTAGTAATTTTTTAAAGAATGCCATAGAAGCAAAAGGATCTAAAATAGACAAAAAATTAAAAATAGTAGAATTACAACTTAAAAAATTAAAACTGGATAAAGAAGGCAATAAAGACGGTTCTCTGATAGAAGAAAGCGACGGATTTGTCATATCTGATCGTAATGAATTAATGAAGAAACTATTAAAGAAAGATTAATGTCCTTACCAACAAACTTCTGTTCTGCTCCTTTTATTCAACTACAAACATCAAAAGATAATTCCTGTGGACCTTGTCCGTACACTGCCAACCTTTGGAAGATCCCAGGAAATATTGCAGACAAATGGCAATCACAAGAACTTGAAAATCTTAGAAAAAGTTTCCTTGAAAATAAACAAGATCCACAATGTAAAAGATGTTGGAAAGAAGAAAAAGCAGGCAAAAAAAGTCTCCGTATAAGACTCTCAGAATTTAAACAAAGTAAAAATTTACAAAAAATATTTGACAAATATATTTCATCAAAAAAATATTTCACCTATCCTAAAGTATTAACCTTAATACCGGGAAACGAATGCAATCTGGCTTGTCCTTCATGTTATAGTGGTTTATCAAGTAAATGGAATAGTTTGATAAAACAAAAAAGCTACAACGGGTTCCAAGACACAACAGCAAACTGGAACCTAACTAAAGAAAATTATGAGGATATAGTTAACAATTCCGGAAACTTACAAAAGATAGAACTTTTTGGTGGTGAGCCTTTCCTCAATAAGCAAAATAAACATCAATTAATAGAAAAACTGATACAAAAAGGCACGTCAAAAAATATAACACTTTACTTCAACACTAACGGAACACTGTTTGACGAAAAATACATGGATGAGCTGACCAGTAAATTTAAGTTTATTGAAATAAGGCAATCTATAGATGGCATATATGACCAATTTGAATACTTGAGATACGGTGCTAAATTTGATCAAGTTTGCGAAAATGCTAGGAAATTTTCTGCCTTACCAAATTCTGATTTTGAAGTTATTTGCACGATGTCAAACTTCAATGTTATAGGTATAAACGAAATAGATCAATTCATGAAACAAAACGACTGGTCTGTGTATTACAATGTTGCTGATACACCTGACTACTTACTATTACATAATCTACCGGAAGAAGTAAAAGAACATATCAAATTACCTGAAAAATTTACGGATATCCAGCAATATATTAACATGGAGAAATGTGACTTAAATAATTGGAGGCGTTTTGTTAATTATACTAGTGTTTTGGACAAGAATAGGGGATCATCGTTCAAAAACACCTTTAGTAATCTTTACAGCCTTGTAAAAAAGCATGGGTTTGAATAAGAGTTAATCATAATTAAAAGGCTAAATATTGCATATGAGTACATTCACACAGTATCTTACAGAAGCGGCCAAGTCGTATGATTACAAAGTCAAGGTAGCCGGAGATATAGACAAAGGGTTTGCATCACGTATGGAAACTGCACTTCAAAAATTTGAACTAGCAAAAATGTCAGCTGGTAAAAAAACACCTATAATGACACTTCCTTTAGATTTCCCAGCGTTATCTAACGAGTCTGTTACAATTTTTAATGTAACAACAAACTATCCAGTAGCAGTAAACACATTAAAAGAATACCTAGCAGACTACATGAACATAAATGCTTCATTGATAGTTGTTAGAAAACCAGGTGAACCTACAGAGCAATATCAAGACGATATGCAAGTAGCAACGAAATCAGAATACGCAAACAAATTACAAGACATTGAAATGAAAGATGCACCTAAAGTTAAAGCAGAAGAACATTATGGTGACCAATACAACATGAGCTTGTTAAAAGAATTATTAAAAGACAGAGAGAAAAA